GCCTGATGGGTAACTCACACGAATTTCACAATATGTCACTCTTTTTATGGCAATGAGGCGTTAATTGTGCGGTGTTGCCTTAGATATTTTTTCAAAAGTTCTACATCTCGATTTATGTCACGCGGTTTGATTCTCTGGATTACTTTTTCTTCCACTTCCGGCGTCCAATAAATTTTTAATTTTTCCCTGGCTCTTGTAATAGCGGTGTAAAAAATATTGTGCGTTACTAATTCTTCAACCTCATCTGTGATGACTATTTTTACAGAGTTATACTCTAGGCCTTGTGCTTTGTGTATCGACACCGCATAAGCAATTTGAAACGGAACGATGGTTCTGGAAGTTTGGTCATCCCCGTCTTCATCCACACTTTTTAGCTTGTGAACAAAAAATCTAATCAGTGATTTTTCTTCCTCAAAGCATTCTAATAATTGCAGGTCACAGAACATTACATCGCTTTCATCGATTGCTTTCGGAATTTCCACATCAAACTGAATTCGTTCTTCGTTAGTACCACCGTCGATGATTTGAATTCCCCGTATTATGCCTTTCATATTGTTATGTATGACCGGATAAAATCTATCTGATTCGAGGAAGAGGATAGGGTCACCGACCTTGTACTGCTGGATGTCCCATTTAATAGCCGGATTGGGGTTGATTTCCTGCAGGAATCGATTGATATTGTTGATGCCATATAAACCGTCATAATTTAAGCAGAGGATGGCTTCATCGTCTTCAACAGAAGAAAGTAATGATGCGTCAACCTTTAAAGAATAGCTTTCTCGCTCGATGATTTCCTTTGTGGTTTCGTCCATATTTCTTACCTGATTCCAAAGTTCCAACAAATATTTATCTTGTGTACGATGAGGCTTTGTTAGTTCAAAAACAGCACCTTCCGGCAAGAAGGATTTAAGTACGGAGAACCAGTTGCCAAATTGAATGGCGTCAATTTGATAAGTATCTCCAACCAACAGTAACATTTTGAAGTTAGCCTTTTCCAGAACCGCCACCATATCACTGTTGCTGACGGTGCTGCATTCATCGATAACAAGTAATTCATATTCTGTATTGCTTGTTTCTTGATTTAGAAAACTTGCAATCGTTGAAAATGTTTTGTTTTCAGCATCGATTTTTCGCATTAAGTTTTCTTTTGCAGGATTTGTTTGTGTGAGGTACAACTTCTTTTCATTGTTCAAATAGTGCGATACATGGTTTATTAGTGTTGATTTTCCAACTCCAGCAGAACCGTATATTACGCCGACTTTTGATTTTGAAAAAATGTTGCTGATTATATGCCTTTTTTCAGGACAATCTATCTCGTAGTCACTAAACATCAACCAGAACTCAACATCATCGTGGTAATCTTCAATGCCCGATGTGGATAATTCCTGCAACTTTTTGATTATGGTACAGGTGTCAATCTTGTATTCGTTTATAAAAACATGACCGTTTTCAAGCATAAGGTTACTTCTCGGTTTATGCCCATACCACAAACTTCTGTTATATTTCCTTATTAATTCCTCAATATCGCTGTAACCGACAATATCATCAACGGCAGTGAACAACTTTCCCTTTGCTTCAGTGTTATTTCTTATAAAACGTGCAAATAACTCCGGCTTTCTACCGTTGTGAGGAATGCAGTCGAATACAGTGCTTAACTTTGGATTATGTCCAAGAGGAGACCTATTAAATGGAAGCGAGTCAAATTGCTTGCATCCGTTTGATAAGTATAAATTAGATAGTTTTCCATTCGGTGTATATCCACGTTGATTTCGAATAATAACATTATTCATGTTATGGAGCAGGTAGCGTAGTATATTCTGTCCAGGGACATCAATTTTGATGATATTCCTGCAGTAATCTAAAACAGGAATAAATGTAGGTGCTTTAAGCTCGCTTTTCCATTTCTCTGTAATTCTTTTGTAAGCGTAATCTGGAAAGTCGATTAACTCGGTTAAAGAGTATCTGTTCTTCGTAAGGAACTCGCAAATCATTTTTTGCTCCGTATAAGGGACTTTCTTTTTTTCACCTTTAACCACAGAAATAAAATTCTGAAACTCACAATCACGGATAGCTACTTCCCAGCCATCAATGATAATGATTGGCATGGTCTTCCCGAGTATTTCGATTGTTTCTTGCACCAAATGAAATTTAGAAGCGTAGCTGTTGGTAATGGCTAATTTTGTAAAAGCAATTACTCTGTTTGCTTTAGATTTATTTTTCCTGTCGTCAACGGGAGTGAATGTGATTTCACGGTATATTCGTCCGTTAACAAACAATGGCTTTATCTTCTGAATATAATATTTGTTATTTCCATCCCCATTTAGCTTGGTAGGATACTGTTCAATTTTTTCAGAGATTTTCGCATAATACTCCTGTAGGGTATCATCCAAATGCAAAGGAAACTTCTCTAAATTGTGCAGTATCTGTATTCCGTAATATTGGCTTAGCAAGATTTTTGCTTCTAATAAGTATTGATAGTACTTAAGCATCAATCTTTCAGATCCATCCTCATCCAGGGTAAATTGGGTAGTTACGACCTGTAAAAACTTGCGGAATTTATATAATGTGTTTAGTCTGCCGTTTATTTGAGCAAATTCAGCGGCTTTATCGATGTTTTCTTCGTTAACTTCAATCTCAGAGCCATTAGCATAAAACTTAAGCATGATATGATTCACGAATTTCATTAACTGCTCTAAAATGTCCTGGGATATAGCACCGCGAGATGAATCTTCGATGCTATCCAAGTGTCTACAAATAACGCTGTCTATTTTTCTGATGGAGTCATCAATCTTAGGCATCAATACCACCTTCCTGTTTGCTAAAATTCTCCTTCATCCCAGTCGTCTATAAATGCATCATAAGGAAATGCACCAGCGAATAAATCAGGATGGAGTTTAACATACAAATTTCGTATTTTTGTCCTTGTATCCCTCATAAAAGGTGTTGCAAGAGAATCATTGAAGAAACTATTACTCAATTTGTTTAATTCTCCAAGCAATCCATACACATATGATTTCAAGATGGGGTCAAGGAAGGCGTCTGATTTTGAACTCCACTTCGAACTGTATAAATCTTGTACTTTCTGAGGGAGGTTCATATCTATTAATGAAGCACCGTAGTTTTCGCCTATCAATTCCAACATTATTTCATCATAATCAGACGTGAATTCTTGAAGTAACGCTTTGTCCTCTGAGGAATAAGGATATTTTTCAGAAGGACATTTTTCGGGGATTTCAAAAGCCTCAGCATTTGATGAAACTAAATTAGAAATAGCCTCACCCCAGGCATTAGCGACAGCTTGTCCAGAAACTATGATTTTTTCTTCAAGAATATCATGAGGTGTTTTCTCATCTGCATTTTTGGCACTCTTCGGGGTGCCTTTTTTCTTTTCGGTTGCGGCAGCTATGCGAATTATATTGCAAAAAAAGTTAGCTAATTTCTCTGACATATTAGCTGGGTATAATTCATCAATAAACGGACTAAAGGTGTCAGTTATTTGTTGAGCCGTAGTATCTGAAAACTCCTCTAAATATTCGGCAAATCCATCTGGCTCGAGATAAGGATTGATTCTTTGAGCCATTTTAGTTATTTTGGTTTTTCCGTTGAAATACGCCTTGTAAGTAGATTCTTTCACATCTTCTAAAAAAGGTCTGCCGTCTTCTGTAACAACGACATCAAAAAGAGTCTTTACAAAAGAGTGCGTATTTTCGGCACCACCAATTATCGGCTTAAGCAAACTTGCGAATTCTGTAAATTCCACTGTTTCACCACCTTAATAAACTATGCCTACCCAAGACTACCCGTGGCTACCAAGTTATACCGATCCACTATGCTAAAATGAAATTGTACAGAAGAGTACAGGAGTGGAACTTGATATGATATAGAAATACTGTATCTAATATTATATCAGATTTAAAGCAATTTTACAATACTTACACAATAAAAAGTGTGCGAATTGAAAGAATTTATGCTAAATCCGAAAAATTCAATTCTGACACCGAGATAGCTACATAGAAACAATGTGTATCCATCTGAGTGCCAGACACTCAAATAAAAATTATTCCAATGCCCGAAGTGGTCGACCTTAAGGCGGCGGGATACATCAAGAGCAAAACTGACCATAGCAGTATCCACTGTGCTTTGCTGTACTCATTTTCGGTAACAGAGTCGGAGTGTACCTTCACATCAGCTCTTTTTGTGTCCCTGCCGCCACCCAATCTGGCGAAAAAGAAAGGCAGGGACTTATCAAAACATCGGGATAGCATTACACGCGAGCCTATCCCCATAACTGTCGATAAACTACAGATATACCACGCATCGATTAGCTATCGGTGGCTCAACGTAGTATACTGGTCAAATAAATAACAGCTGCCTTTTGAGCGGGTTTGCTGCAATCCGAAACGGAATTTATCCGCTGGACTGTGGCGCCTTTGTTATGCCCAAAAGCAGCTGGAACCTCCGTTTCGGAATTACCGAGATGGAGGTTTTTTTATGACAATCAAAGACAATAACAAGCCTAATCGCATCTATCTGAAATCTACAAAACAGTGGGTTGAAGTCCCTGAGGACATCTATCGCGAAATCAACCGTTCGAACGACGCGTTTCGCAAGCGTGAGCAGTATCACGGTCGCTGCGCCTGCCCCAAGAGCAAGTTCTGGCTCTGCGATACGGATTGCGGTAACTGCGAATTCCAACGTGCCGGAGATATGCTTTCTCTCGACTATGAGAACGAGAATGGAGATGGCGATACATATTCAATGTTTGACAGCGTTACAGACACTTCACCAAATGTCGAGAAGATTGCCGAGGACAAGCTGCTGCTTGCCGCTCTTTTCAAGCGGCTATGTGAGCTCGACCCCGATGGTGAAATCATCTGGCAGATGCTTGCTGAAGAATCGTCAGACCGTGCTATTGCGAAGGAACTTGGCAGGCCGCAGCGCACATTCTCCCGTCAAATGAAACGCTATCGTGATGAATTCCGCAAAATCCGCGGCTTCTAACAAATTTCTCAAAAAAAGTGGCTCAAAACAAAATCTCGTTTCCATTGAGTAGTGTAAGACGAAAAAACACTTACAGAACCGAGGTGATGCTATGAAGCAGTCTGATTACAAGCGACACAGCGAACTTGTTGAGGTTTTAACCGCAATCAGTGTTGTGTCCGAAAGACTGGCAAGAAATATGAGTGTTCTTGCCGCAGAAAAATTTATGAAAGGAGAAAATCGCAATGAGCAGAACAAGCGAAATGGCAACGGCAATAGAAGAACTGCGAAATGCCGCCGCAGCTATTAAGGACACGGCAGATTGGCTGGCACAATATTTCATCAATCCAGATGAACCCGAACAGGAAAAGCAAGAGCACGTTCACACCTTCACCCTTGAAGAAGTACGCGCAACGTTAGCTAATAAGTCTCGTCAAGGGTGCACAGCAGAGGTAAAGGCGCTGCTTGTAAAGTATGGTGCAGACAAGCTGTCCGCTATCGACCCCGCTAAGTACGGTGAGCTTATGGCAGAGGCGGAGGTGCTTGGAAATGGCTAAGGCACACGCTCTTTTGTCGGCATCATCAAGTGAGCGGTGGCTTGAGTGCCCTCCTTCCGCAAAGCTGAACGCTGCGGCAACAGAAACCCCAAGCGAATACGCAGCGCAAGGAACAGACGCACACACCCTATGCGAGCACAAGATAAAGGTTGCTCTCGGTATGGAGTCGAAAGACCCCACCGAAAATTTGACCTACTATGACGAGGAAATGGAGCAGTGCGCAGATGAGTACGCTACATACATTTCCGAACTGTATTCCGAGGTCAAGGACATCTGCCCAGACCCCATCGTGCTGATAGAGCAGCGGCTTGACTTTTCACGTTGGGTTCCGGAAGGTTTCGGTACGGGAGATTGTCTTATAGTTGCGGACGGAACGCTGTATGTAATTGACATGAAATTCGGTAAAGGCATAGAGGTATCTGCTCTCGAAAACCCGCAGATGATGTGTTACGCTCTTGGTGCTTTGGAGTTGTTTGATGGCATCTATGACATCAATTCCGTCTGTATGACCATTTTCCAACCACGGCGAGAGAACATAAGCACTTACACTATCGGCAAGGACGAGCTTATTGATTGGGCTGAAAACACGCTGAAACCTACCGCTGAGCTTGCGGCAAGGGGTGACGGTGACTTCAAAGCCGGTGAGCACTGTCAATTCTGCCGTGTGAAGGCAACCTGCCGCAAACGAGCCGAGTACAATCTCGAACTCGCCCGTTATGATTTCGAGATGCCCGCAATGCTTGAAGATAATGAAATATCGGCAATTCTGGCAAAGGCAGACCAACTCGTTTCATGGGTGACCGACATCAAGGAATACGCTCTCGGACAAGCATTGAACGGTACGGAATACCCCGATTGGAAACTGGTCGAGGGGCGCTCAAATCGCAAATACACAAGCGAAAATGCTGTTGCAAATGCAGTGACATCAGCGGGTTTTGACCCCTACGAGCACAAGGTTCTCGGTGTCACTGCTATGACAAAACTGCTCGGCAAAGCAAAATTCGAAGAACTGCTCGGTGGCTTAATTGAAAAGCCGCAGGGCAAGCCAACTTTAGTACCAAAATCGGACAAGCGTCCGGCACTCAAGAATAACGCTGCAACTGCAGCAGACGATTTCAAGGAGGATAACTGATATGTCAAAGATTAACAATCCCACAAAGGTAATCACAGGGCCCAACACCCGCTGGTCTTACGCAAATGTATGGCAGCCGAAGTCAATCAACGGTGGTGCACCGAAGTACAGCGTTTCGCTCATTATCCCCAAGTCCGACACCGTAACGGTTGATAAGGTCAAGGCTGCTATTAAGGCGGCTTACGAGGAGGGCGAAAGCAAGCTCAAGGGCGGAAGCCGCCTCCAAGGCAACGTCAAGAGCGTTCCCGCACTTTCCGTTCTCAAGACACCTCTGCGTGACGGTGACACAGAACGCCCCGATGACCCTGCTTACGCTAACGCTTATTTTATCAACGCGAATTCCGCTACCGCACCCGGTATCGTGGACGCTGACCGTCAGCCTATTATCGATACCTCAGAGGTGTACAGCGGTGTTTACGGCAGAGCGTCAATCAATTTCTATGCTTTCAACTCGAACGGGAACAAGGGCATCGCTTGCGGGCTCAATAACCTTCAGAAGATTCGTGATGGTGAGCCGCTCGGCGGCAAGTCCAGAGCCGAGGACGATTTCGACACGGACGATGGTGACGATTTTCTGTCTTAAGGAGGATACACATCATGACACCAACTGAAACTGTTTTATTTGCGATTTGCTGTGGCTGGACGGCGGGTAATATTATCAGCAGTATTATAACGCTGATACAGTTTGCCATTGAATACTTCAAGACGAGAAGAAAGCATAAGACAAAGTAATGGCTAATGCGGTGGTGGCTTAAGCTGCCACCGCTTTTTAGAATAGGAGAAGAATTTGATAAATATATCAATAGACCTTGAAACCTACTCTGATGTTGACCTTCCCAAATGCGGAGTGTATAAGTATGCAGAGTCACCGCAGTTTGAGATACTGCTGTTCGCTTACTCTGTTGACGGAGGAGAAGTGCAGGCAGTTGACCTTGCAGGCGGTGAGAAAATCCCGCCTGAAATTCTCTCTGCCATAACCGACAACAGCGTTACAAAATGGGCATTTAATGCGAATTTTGAGCGAATATGCCTGTCAAAATATCTTGGATTATCCAATGGAGAATACCTAGACCCCACCTCTTGGAAATGCACAATGACTTGGGCAGCATATTTAGGCTTGCCGCTGTCGCTTGAGGGAGCGGGAGCGGTTCTTGGACTGGAACAGCAGAAACTCAAAGAGGGCAAGGATTTAATCAAGTATTTTTGTGTACCGTGCTTGCCTACAAAGGCGAATGGTGGCAGAACCCGAAATCTACCCACTCACGCTCCCGAGAAATGGCGGTTATTCAAGTCCTACAACAAGCGTGATGTTGAGGTGGAAATGTCAATACAGAGCCGTTTATCAAAGTTCCCCGTACCCGAGTTCGTATGGGAGGAATATCACCTCGACCAACGGATAAATGACCGAGGTATATGCTTGGATATGGAGCTTGTCCGAAATGCAATTGCCTTTGACGAACGTTCTCGAAAGACGCTCACTACTGCTATGCAAGACCTCACCAACCTTGAAAACCCCAATTCGGTAACGCAGATGAAACAGTGGCTTTCCGAGAACGGACTTGAAACCAACACACTCGGCAAAAAGGCTGTGGCAGAACTTATTAAATCTGCTCCGGCTGAATTGCAACAGGTGCTCATACTCCGTCAGCAGCTTGCGAAATCCTCGGTGAAAAAGTACACCGCTATGGAGAACGCTGTCTGCAATGATAATCGTGCGAGAGGAATGTTCAAGTTTTACGGAGCGAACAGAACAGGTCGGTGGGCAGGCAAAAATGTGCAGTTGCAGAACCTCCCTCAGAACCATATACCCGACTTGGAACAGGCTCGAGAACTGGTCAAATGCGGCGACTATACCGCTCTGGAAATGCTCTACGAGGATATCCCCGATACCCTGTCACAGCTTATCCGTACGGCATTTGTGCCGCAGAATAACCACAAGTTCATAGTTGCAGACTTTTCTGCAATTGAGGCGAGAGTGCTGTCTTGGCTTTCGGGAGAAAAATGGCGGTCGGAGGTTTTCAGAACAGGCGGAGATATTTATTGTGCGTCTGCAAGTCAGATGTTCGGTGTGCCTGTCGAAAAGCACGGAGTGAACGGACATCTGCGGCAGAAAGGCAAGATTGCGGAACTGGCTCTCGGTTACGGCGGCTCGGTAGGTGCTTTGAAGGCAATGGGTGCGATAGAAATGGGACTTGCTGAAGACGAGCTGCAGCCGCTCGTTGACAGTTGGAGAACCGCTAACCCGAATATAGTGCGGTTTTGGTGGGAGGTTGACCGCTGTGTTAAGGAAACGGTGAAAATGCGCACCACAACCCAAACGCACAATATCAAGTTTATCTACCAAAGCGGTATTCTGTTTATCGAGTTACCGAGCGGCAGGCGGCTGTCGTACATCAAACCCCGTATGGGCGAGAACCGCTTTGGCGGCGAGTCAGTAACCTACGAGGGCATTGGAGCAACTAAGAAATGGGAGCGACTTGAGAGCTACGGTCCGAAATTCGTGGAGAATATCGTACAGGCAATCAGCCGTGATATCCTCTGCTATGCTATGAAAAACCTGTCGCGGAGTTGGGGTATTGTCGCTCACGTTCACGATGAGGTAATTATCGAGTGCGACAAGGACACATCTCTTGCGGAAGTTTGCGAGGTTATGGGCAGAACACCGCCCTACGCAAGCGGTTTACTGCTCCGTGCAGACGGATATGAATGTGAATTTTATAAGAAAGACTAGAAAATATGGCTCAAAGTATGTTTTTGTTTCCATTGGATATTATGGGCGGAGATTTTACTCTGCCAGCGGGGCAGGCTCTGCCGTGGCGGCAGCTTCTGCCCGGAAAGGAGTTCTTATGAGTATAGGGAAGTACAACAGTGAGTGCTACTATGACCCCACGGCATACGCCGCACTGACAGCAGTAGAAAACGAAGAAAGAGCAGTTAAAGCATATCGACCTATCGTGTATATATGTTCGCCATATTCGGGTGATGTTGAGGTTAATATAGCAAATGCGAGAAGATATTGCAGGTTTGCTGTTGATGCCGGATATATCCCGATTGCGCCGCATCTTCTGTTTCCGCAGTTTCTGAATGATGGTGACAGACTGGAACGAATGTTGGGACTGCATTGTGGAAATGCACTGATGAGCAAGTGTGCGGAAGTGTGGGTTTTCGGAAAAACAATCTCCAACGGTATGGCTGAGGAGATTGAGTACGCAAGACGAAAGGAATACACTATCAAGTATTTTTGCGATGAAATCAAGGAGGTAAAAGACTGATGTTTACAATTTACAGTGCAGACCGGGCGGGCGTCCCTTCAAATTGTTTATATCCGCACAAGGCTAGTATCAAGGACGACAGCGACCTCAAAGCCGCCGTCTTGAATGACTATGTTTGTGCCGAGTACAAGAACAACTATCGCTCAAACAGCAACTTTATCGGCAGCGATTGTCTTCCGGTGGATTGCGACAACGACCATTCAGAAAATCCCGAAGATTGGGTAACTCCCGAAGATGTGGCAGATGCTTTCCCTGGAGTTACTTTTGCTGTTCATTATAGCCGCAATCACAATAAAGCTAAAAACGGAAAGCCGGCAAGACCAAAATTTCACGTGCTTTTCCCGATTGATTATGTAAGTGACCCGGCGGTTTACAGCGAGATGAAGAAACAAGTGAACTCGCTGTTCCCGTACTTTGACACACAAGCACTTGACGCGGCACGGTTCTTTTACGGAACGCCAAACCCGAAAGTTGAAATCTATCCCGGTTTTATGAATTTGACCGAACATTTGGCGAGCGTTACCCACGGAACAGAACTCTGTGATGACTTTGACGAAAATATGTCGCAAGGGCAGTATGGAGATGTAACAATTCCCGAAGGTAATCGTAATGCTACTTTATCACACTTTGCGGGGAGAGTTCTCAAAAAATACGGCGACTGCGACAAGGCTCGACAGGCTTTTCTTGATGAAGCGGCAAAGTGCTCACCGCCGCTTGATGATGCTGAACTCTCTACCATCTGGCACAGCGCACAGAAATTCTACGGTAAGGTAAAAAAGCAGGTCGGATATATTGCTCCGGAGCAGTATAATGCGGATTTCAACCTCTGTCCGGAAGATTTCTCAGATATCGGACAAGCAAAGGTTTTGGCAAGAGAGTATAACGGGGAACTGGTTTACACCGACTCCACCGATTATATGCGTTATGACGGTACGCACTGGGCTGAGTCAAAGCAGCTTGCTGTCGGCGCTTGCGAGGATTTTCTTGACCGTCAGCTTGACGAAGCAGAAAATGCAGTTGCTAAAGCAAAGCAGGCTCTTGAAAAGGCAGGAGTCGACAAAGAAACCATATCTGCCGGAGGTAAGGCACTTGCAAAAGCCATTGACGAGAAAAGTCAGAATGCTTACTTCGAATACTGCAATGCGGTATCATATAAGGCTTTCGTTATGAAGCGCCGGGATATGAAATACATAGTTTCTGCGTTGCAGGCGGCAAAGCCTATGCTGTTGCGCAATATCAGCGAGTTTGATACAGGAGAATTTCTGCTGAATACTCCTACTGCTACCTATGACCTACGGCTTGGTATAAACGGCGCAAGCGAACACAGTGCGGAAAATCTTATAACCAAAATTACCTCGGTATCTCCGTCAAACGATAACACAGACTTGTGGCTGTCAGCGGTGGATAACTTTTTCTGTGGCGATGCTGAACTTATCGAGTATGTTCAGCAAACGGTAGGATTAGCGGCAATCGGCAAAGTGTATCAAGAGGCGCTTATCATAGCCTACGGTGAAGGCAGTAACGGTAAATCCACCTTTTGGAACGCAATAGCGAGGGTTCTCGGCAGTTACAGCGGAACTATATCCGCGGACGCTCTGACCGTAGGATGCAAGCGAAATGTCAAACCCGAAATGGCTGAACTCAAGGGCAAAAGGCTTGTAATAGCTGCTGAACTTGAAGAAGGCGTCCGTTTGAATACATCAATCGTAAAACAGCTGTGTTCCACCGATGAGGTGTCAGCCGAGAAGAAATACAAAGACCCGTTCAAGTTCATTCCTACCCACTCGCTTGTGCTTTACACCAACCACCTGCCTAGGGTTGGAGCGAATGATGACGGAACTTGGCGCAGGCTTATTGTTATTCCGTTCAATGCGAAAATCAAGGGAAACTCCGATGTCAAGAACTATGCTGATTACCTTGTGGAGAACGCGGGAGGTGCTATTCTTACCTGGATTATTGAGGGTGCGCAAAAGGTAATAGCAGCGAATTTCAAGCTGTCTGTGCCGAAAGTTGTGGAGGACGCTATCAATCAATACCGTGACAATAACGACTGGCTTTCTATTTTTATTGAGGATTGCTGCGAGGTAGACAAGACCTACACTCAGAAATCGGGCGAGTTGTATCAGGAGTATCGTGCGTACTGTACGAGAAATGGAGAGTTTGCACGAAGCACTACGGAGTTCTATACTGCTCTTGAAATTGCAGGTTTTTCGAGGAAGAAAACAAAGGTGGGTAACGTAATAATGGGGCTTCAGCTGAAGTCAGAATTTGACGATTGAGTCATAACGGCAGAAGCTGCCGCCACGGTGGAGGTCGATGGAGGTCTTGGTATAAAACCCCTTTAGGGCTGAAAAATTGATAAAAACAGTCCTATAGAATAGTTTATGTAACGACCGTCATCGACCTCCACCTAAAGGAGCGATTTATGCGAGAAAAAGTAATTGAACACAAACTTCTGACGGAAGTAAAGAAAATCGGCGGTCTGGCACTTAAGTTCGTATCGCCGGGTTACGATGGGGTTCCCGACAGAATAGTTCTTCTGCCCGGTGGGAAAATCGGCTTTGTGGAGGTAAAAGCACCGGGAGAAAAGCCTCGACCACTCCAACTGGCAAGGCACAGGCTACTCCGCAGACTGGGGTTCAAGGTGTTTGTACTGGACAACCCTCAACAGATTGGAGAGATAATTGATGAAATACAGTCCACATAGCTATCAGCGGTATGCAACAGAGTTCATCAAGGATACTCCCGCTTGTGCGATTTTCCTTGATATGGGCTTAGGCAAAACAAGCATAACGCTGACGGCATTAAACGACCTATTGTTCGACAGTTTCGAGGTACACAAGGTTCTGGTAATTGCACCCCTTCGAGTGGCGAGAACCACTTGGAGCGAGGAAATCGAGAAATGGGAGCATTTGAAAATGCTGCGGTATTCCGTGGCGGTGGGAACTGAAACAGACAGGCTTTCGGCACTCCGAAAACCCGCAGACATTTATATCATTAATCGGGAAAACCTCGGCTGGCTTGTTGAGGAAAGCGGTGTTCCCTTTGATTTCGATATGCTTGTAATTGATGAGCTGTCCTCCTTCAAGAACTACAACACCAAGCGTTTTAAGGTTTTGATGAAAGTCAGACCCAAGGTAAAACGCATAGTCGGACTTACCGGTACTCCTTCAAGCAACGGACTTATGGATTTATTCGCAGAGTTCAAGCTGCTGGATATGGGAGAGCGGCTCGGGCGGTTTATAGGACAGTATCGCACGAACTACTTCTTACCAGACAAGCGAAACGGGCAGATAATTTACAGTTACAAACCACTGCCCGATGCCGAACAGCGGATATATGACAAAATCTCAGATATCACAATTTCTATGAAAGCTGCCGACCACTTAAAAATGCCCGAACTCATTTCAACGGAATACACGGTTCAGCTTTCGGAAAAAGAGCAAGAAAAATATGATGACCTCAAGGAAGAATTGGTTCTCACCCTTAATGACGGAGAAATCACCGCCGCAAACGCAGCAAGTCTTTCAAACAAGCTGTCGCAGATGGCAAATGGCGCGATTTACGATGATAACGGAAACACAATCAACATTCACAGCCGAAAACTTGACACTTTGGAAGATATAATCGAGAGCATGAATGGCAGACCGCTGTTGGTGGCTTATTGGTTCAGGCACGATTTGGAGCGTATTTCCGAGCGGCTGTCAAGTTTGCATATTCCTTGTACAAAGCTTGATACCGCTGATAGTATAAGCCGTTGGAACAAGGGAGAGATACCCGTGGCGCTTATTCACCCCGCCTCTGCGGGACACGGACTGAATTTACAAAACGGTGGTTCGGCTCTTGTGTGGTTCGGACTTACATGGAGTCTTGAACTGTATCAACAAACAAACGCAAGGCTCTGGCGGCAAGGTCAGACGGCAGAAACCGTGGTTATTCAGCATATCGTTGCGAAAGGCACTATTGACGAGAAGATATTGAAGGCACTAAAAAACAAAGGCCGCACACAATCGGCATTGATTGATGCGGTCAAGGCGGAGGTGAAATAAGTGACAGCAAAGGAGTATTTGGAACAGGCAGCAGTTCTTAACAAGCAAATCAACGATAAACGAGCTGAACTCCAAAGCTACCGTGATTTATCGACAAGTGTTTCGGGGTGCAGATTTGAGGAGCATTTATCGGGAACGAGGAGCGGTGAAGCACCGTTTGTCAGATTTACCGAGAAAGCCATCGAACTCGAAAAGGAAATCAGACAGGACGAGGAGCACCTTGCAATATTAAAATGCGAAATCGGTGAGGTGATTGATAGACTTGACAATGTAAACGAGCGTGTTATTTTACGGTACAAGTATCTGCTGTTTCTTTCGTGGAGAGATATCGGAGCAAAGATGAATTACTCAAAAAGGTGGGTAATGGAGCTACACGATAAAGCCGTCTTGAATTTTCAGAAAATACAGCAATAGACTTCACCTCACTTCACTCCTAATTCATCTTGATACACACTCTATAATATGTTATACTTACAATAGACAAATATACAGAGAGCCTTGCGGACTTCCGCAGGGCTTTTCTTTTGAAAGAGGTGAACCCAATGCCTACAAAACCCAAGCGTCCCTGTTCCTTTCCCGGCTGCCCGAACCTGTGTGTCGGTCAGTACTGCAAGGAACACGAGCAATCGGCACGGCGCAGTTACAACAAGTACGAACGCAGTCCCGATACCAATAAGCATTACGGCAGAGCGTGGAAACAAATCCGCAGCAGATACATAAGTCAGCACCCACTGTGCGAGATGTGTCTGAAACAAGGAAAGCTGACACCCACCGAGGAGGTTCACCACATAAGACCAGTGTCGCAAGGCGGTGGCAGTGAGTTCAGCAATCTGATGTCGCTCTGTCAGTCCTGCCACACCAAGATTCATCTTGAAATGGGTGACAGACAGATTCGCAGTTGACCGGTAGGGGCGGTCAAAATCTCCGGGACTAATACAAGCGGACAGCGGCCCGGGGCTTCGTGCGCAAAAACCGGGGTTCAAACGGGGTATTAAACCACATATCATTTTCGGGCGGTGCGAACCGTCCTTTTTTCTTGTACTGCGGAGGTGAAAATCATGGCTAAGGACGGCACAAACAGAGGCGGCAGACGAGTACGCGCCGGAGATAAACCCTCTCCTGCCGCAGAGAAAAAGCAGAAAGGACTTCCGGTGAAAATCATAAGCAACGATATACCGGCGCTCGACACTGCCGAGCTTGAAGCGGTTGACCTGCCGGAGGGCGCTGTTCTGAACGGCTCGGATATGCCGAAGCCAAGCGACTATCTCTCGGCTAGGCAAAAGAACGGAGTTCCGCTCGGCGCTGACGATATATACAGAGAAACCTGGCTGTGGCTTAAGCAAAGGAACTGCGAGAACCTCGTAAACAAGCGGCTCATTGAAGCCTACGCGCAGGCATATGCAAGATACATTCAGTGCGAGGAAGCGATCAGCACTTACGGTTTGCTTGGCAAGCACCCGACCACGGGCGGCGTTATTGCTTCGCCGTTTGTGCAGATGTCGCAGCAATTTCAGAAAAATGCTAATCTCATCTGGTATGAAATTTACGGAATAGTCAAGGAGAACTGTACCGAGCCTGTCGGTGATGATTTGAACGATTCAATGGAACGGCTCTTGCGTTCCAGGAAAGGATAACGCTATGTCAAAGGATACCATAGATTTTTTCAGAGAACTTAAAGGCAACCGTCCGAACCTTACAGTACAGCAATACCGAACAATCAAGGGACAGGCTGTTAAAGGCAATATTGCGGACGCTCGAAAGGGTCTGCACAAGGTCTTGAAAAGGAGAAACGTCAGATGAACACGACCAGTGAAATGCAGCTTGTCCCGATAGACAAGCTGATACCGTACGTCAACAATGCCCGAACCCACTCGCCGGAACAGCTGAACAAGCTGCGTTCCTCGCTGCGTGAGTTCGGCTTTATCAATCCCATTATTATCGACAGGGATTTCAATGTTATCGCCGGTCATGGAAGAATACTTGCTGCAAAGGCAGAAAATATTTCCGAAGTGCCTTGTGTGTTTGTGGATTATCTCACACCTGCGCAGAAGAAAGCGTACATAATCGCAGATAACCGAATGGCTCTTGACGCGTGCTGGGACGAGGAGATGCTGAAAGTTGAAATCGAAGCATTGCAGGCGGAAGATTTTGACCTCGGTCTGACAGGCTTTGATGAAAAGGAACTCGCTGCGTTCTTTGACGATGATTCCGATACCAAGGACGATGATTTCGATGTTGACGCAGAGATGGAAAAACCTTGCACAACAAAAGCGGGCGACCTTTGGCTGCTCGGAAGTCACAGACTTGTCTGCGGCGACAGCACCAAGCCGGAAACCTACGAAATTCTTATGAACGGAAAACAGGCAAACCTGGTAGTTACCGACCCGCCCTACAATGTGAATTATGAGGGTTCGGCAGGAAAAATCAAGAACGATAATCTTGAGAACGAGAAGTTCTACCAGTTCTTACTGGGCGCTTTCACCTGCATGGAGAAAGTCATGGCGAACGATGCAAGCATCTATGTTTTCCACGCAGATACAGAGGGCTTGAACTTCCGCAAGGCGTTTGCTGACGCAGGATTTTATCTCTCCGGAACGTGTATCTGGAAGAAGCAGTCGCTGGTTCTCGGTCGTTCGCCGTATCAGTGGCAGCACGAGCCGTGCCTGTTCGGCTGGAAGAAAAACGGCAAGCATCAGTGGTACTCCGACCGCAAGCAGACGACAATATGGGAGTTCGACAAGCCGAAAAAGAACGGCGACCACCCGACAATGAAGCCGATTCCGCTTATTGCCTACCCCATAAAGAATTCAAGCATGAGCAACTGTATCGTCCTCGACCCGTTCGGCGGCTCTGGCAGTACGCTTATCGCTTGTGAGCAGACGAACAGAATCTGCCACACCATCGAACTTGATGAAAAATTCTGTGATGTAATCGTGAAGAGGTATATTGAGCAGGTAGGTTCTGCGGAGAATGTGTCTGTGGTTCGTGAGGGAAAGACGATAGCTTATTCTGAACTGGAGGTCGCTGATGAAGAATGAACTCACACTCGGCAGCCTGTTTGACGGCAGCGGCGGTTTCCCGCTCGGAGGAATGTTTGCTGGCATTACTCCGCTGTGGGCTTCGGAAATCGAGCCATTCGCTGTTCGGGTAACAACGAAAAGACTACCGCAGATGAAGCACTATGGAGATGTATCTGCGCTGAACGGTGCTGATCTGCCGCCTGTGGATATAATCACATTCGGCAGCCCTTGTCAGGACATGAGCATTGCCGGAAAACGCAGCGGTCTTGACGGTTCGCGGTCGAGCCTGTTCTATGAGGCGGTCAGAATTATAAAAGAAATGAGGTGTGCGACCAATGGCAAATATCCGAGATTTGCGGTCTGGGAAAACGTCCACGGAGCGTTCAGTTCCAACAAAGGCGAGGACTTCAGAGCAGTCCTTGAAAGCCTGTGCAGGGTCAAGGACAAAACCGTTTCTGTTCCTAGATGTGAAAAATGGACAAACGCAGGAGAGATACTGGCAGACGGTTTCTCCATCGCCTGGCGAGTGCTTGACGCACAATACTGGGGAGTCCCCCAGAGAAGAAAACGCATCTTCCTTGTCGCAGATTTTGATAGCGAATGCGCCGGAAAAATACTGTTTGAGTCCGAAGGCTTGTCGTGGTATTCTGCAGAGGGCTTCCAAGCGTGGCAAAGAGCTGCCGCCGCTGCTGAAAGCGGCTCTGGAACGGCAGGCGCAGTCTGCCTGAACGACCAGGGTGGACAGTCCATAGAAATATCGCACGATATAACCGCAACTCTTCGTGCGGAAACACACGGTCACCCGCCCTGCGTGATGGAATCCGCAGCAGGATTCTGCACGGAACACTCGGCAAAAGCGGGAGGTATCGGCTACGAAGATGAAACTTCGCCCACCCTCCGTGCCGGAACTGTTCCTGCGACTGTCTATGAAAATCACTCGCAGGATATGCGCTATACGGAGTTGCACGGTATTGCTCCAACGGTTTCGTCAACCTACGGAACTGGCGGCAACAATCAGCCGTTTGTGGTTGAAGATACTCGCTGCTTTGATGTTCGTTTCACATCCGACGGCACGAAAAACGCGCGCCATAACTGCTATGAAACAGATACATCACGGACGATAGACACGGGCGGTAATTCTCCCGACTCAAACCAAGGCGGAGTGGCAGTCGTAGCCGTCCAGGGTTCAATGATAGGCAGAGCCGATAAAAACGGTCCGCAAGGCAGTGGCGTAAACGAGGATGTTTCATTCACCCTGAATGCCACCGACCGCCACGCTGTCGCATTTTCGCAGGACAGCTACACGAAGTACAGCGAAAACGATAAATGCGGAGCGCTCCGAGCCGCAGGTGGGATGTACGGAGGCGGCTCGGAAACGCTTGTTTACAGCACAAGCAAGAATTCCTATCATACCGAAGTCGAGGAGAATCTCGCAAACACGCTTGTCGCAAGCGATTACAAAGACCCGCCGGCCGTGAATTCTCCGGAATACATAGTCCGCAGGCTTACTCCAACCGAGTGCGCCCGTTTGCAGGGATTTCCCGACTGGTGGTGCGCTGACCTCGGAACGGACGAGCCGACAGATGAAGAACTACGGTTCTGGAAAGAGGTCTTTGAAACACACAGAAAAATCATCGGCAGCGCAGTCAAGCCGAAGTCCGAAAAGCAGATCCGTGCATGGCTGAAAAATCCCCACAGCGACTCTGCCGAGTACAAGCTGTGGGGAAACGGTGTTGCTCTGCCGTGTGTTTACTTTGTGCTGGCGGGGATTGCATGGGTCAGTTCTTGCTCGAATTAGCGTTGCCCGGCTCATCGCCAAGCACGATTTTTCCGTGCTTTTCTTCAAACTTTTCTATGCACTCACGAATCAGAACGATGATTTGCCCATTTGCGGAACGAGCCTCATAATCGGCAACGTAATGCAGTTTGTCGAGCATTTCATCGTCAATTCTGATGGATAAACTCTTGATAGCCATAAAACTCCTCCTGTTTATATCCGATATGTGTTTATTTTAACATCATAATGTGCTATAATGTATGGAGTGGGTTCAAAGTGCGTTCATAATGCGTTTATAAGGAGGGCAACATGAAAGTAGCTGTAATTGGTTCAAGAGGGCTGAGCGTGACTGATTTAGGCAGATATCTCCCCGAAAATACCACGGAAATCGTGTCCGGAGGTGCTAAAGGAGTAGATACTTCCGCAAGGGAATATGCTTTGGCACACGGAATAAAGCTGACGGAGTTCCTGCCGGAATACACAAGGTTCGGCAGGAGCGCTCCGCTGAAACGGAATATCACGATAATTGAGTATTCGGATATCGTACTTGCGTTCTGGGATGGAAAATCACGAGGTACGAAATTTGTCATTGACAACTGCCGCAAACTCGGCGTGGAAGTCAGAGTTTACATTATAGACTAATAGTTGAGCCGTACATTGTGCATAACGCAGAATGTGCGGCTTTCTGTTAAAACCCGTTGACTTATCCCCCTATTCGAGTAAAATGTGTAGTACCGAAAGGAAATGGAGGTACATACAATGACAATTTACTACAACGCGCAGGACAGAAAACCGCTTGTAAAAGCCATCAGCGAGTTCACGGGAGCGGACGCAGTTTACATGAGGACCCCGACCTACGCATACCGAATCGACTATTTCACTGTGACCCGCGAGGGCAACCTTGAATTTGATGACAGAGCCGACAGTGAGGAAATCGAGGGCCTGCTTGAATTCCTTGCGGAGCGCGGATTTATCGCCGAGAATGCCGCTACAGAACCGCTGGAAACGAATACCGAGAAAGTACCCGCAGCCGCCGACAGCGCTGAACACGGCAAAACTGTGGGGCTTACAGTGGAAGTTCCGCTTGAAAGCACAGCGGTCGGAAACCTCACCAAGCTGCTTGACGCAAAAGGCAGACTTATCCGCAGAGCCTTAGCGGTGGATAGCCTGTCGATTGAGGTCACGGGCAGCACGGTGAAGTTTCCCTGGTTCGCAGACTGCGGCACTGATGAGTGCAAGGCTTACACGCACTTCATCTCGGCACTCTGCGAACTTGCCTCAAATGCAAAGCGGGTTACGGCTAAGGAAAAGGAAACCGACAACGACAAGTACGCATTCCGCTGCTTTCTCCTGCGGCTGGGGTTCATCGGTTCGGAGTACAAAGCAGAGCGGAAAATACTGCTGAGAAACCTCACAGGTTCATCGGCTTTCAGAAATGGAGGTGCAAACCATGAGATTTCCGAGTAAAGAAACAATCGAGCAGTACCGCCGAGAGTACCCTGTCGGCTGCCGAGTAGAGCTTGTTTCAATGGACGACCCGCAGGCTCCTCCGAAAGGCACAAGAGGTACTGTACGAGGGGTTGACGATATCGGAAATCTGCTCGTCCGCTGGGATAACGGCTCGGGACTGAATGCTGTTCTCGGTGTTGATGTGGTTCGCAAAATCCGTGGCTGATATACACAATTTCTGCGTGTGTATTTCGTTCAATATATTGTGGTAAAACCGCTTGCTATATACTGCTTTTAGAGTTAATATGTGTGTACCGCAAGGGAAACAAAGCAAACGGAGGATACAAAAATGAACGAGAAAACCACCAAGCAGATTGAAGAAATGATGAACCAGACCATAGGGGTCGAGGTTGAAATGAATAACATCACAAGGACAAAAGCCGCGCAGCTTGCCGCCGAATTTTTCGGAACAGCCAGACACGAGCACACCGCAGGCCGCAACGGTTACGATACCTACTCCGCATGGGACGGCGAGGGTCGCGAGTGGAAGTTCCAGAAGGACGTGAGCATTGCGGGACCCGACAGCGAGAAATGCGAAATGGTTACCCCGATTCTCACCTACAAAGATATTGAAACCTTGCAGGAGCTTATCCGCAGACTTCGGAAAGCGGGTGCAAAGAGCGACGCGACAAGGGGCTGCGGAGTTCACATTCACATCGGTGCCAAGGGTCACACGCCGCAGAGCCTGCGAAACCTCGCAAACATAATGGCAAGCCATGAAAGCCTCCTCGCAAGCGCACTGAACCTCGACAGAAGCCGCATGAACCGCTACTGCCGCACGGTCAGCAAGGATTTTCTGGTGGAACTCAACCGCAAAAAGCCGAAAACCATGGCGGCGCTTGCGGACACCTGGTACGGAAGTCAGAACGCAGATTACGGCAGGTCGGCGCACTACAACGAAAGTCGCTACCATATGCTGAACCTCCACGCAACCTTTACAAAGGGCACGATTGAATTCAGACTTTTCCAGTTTGACGCGCCCTCGGGCGGCAAGCAGAACGGACTTCACGCAGGTCAACTCAAATCCTACATTCAGCTTTGTCTGGCGCTCAGCCAGCTTGCCAAGCAAGTCAAGACCGCAAGCGCAAATCCTCAGCAGACTGAAAACCCCAAGTACGCAATGCGGACTTGGTTACTGCGGCTCGGCTTCATCGGTGGCGAGTTCAAGACCGCAAGGGAGCTTTACACCAAGCGGCTCGAGGGTGACACGGCTTTCAGAAATGGCAGACACGATGTCTGCACGCCGCCCCAAAACGGCGGCACGGACGCCGCCGAACCAAGGGCGGCAGAGTAGACCGCAGTAAGCAGGAATCAGCTTCCTGCCCCCAATCCCCCCACTCGGGGGCTTTTGGTGGTAGAAAGGTGATTTCTGAAATTGAACCTTTCGGAAAGGATTATCACTATGAAAAAATACTATCTCGCTTATGGCAGCAACTTGAATGTTCGGCAAATGGCGCTGCGTTGTCCTACGGCAAAGCCCGTGGGGAGTGCGGTGATTAAGGACTACGAACTGCTCTTCAAGGGCAGCAAGACAGGAGCTTACCTCACAATCGAACCGAAATCGGGGGCGGAAGTTCCGGTTGCAGTCTGGTCGGTCGAACTTGCCGATGAAGAACGGCTTGATGTGTACGAGGGTTTCCCGGCTTTCTATTACAAGACCGAATTTGATTTGCCTGTGAACTACTTCTCGGGCAAAAAGGTGGTCAGAAAGGCGTTTGTGTACATCATGCACGAGGAGCGACCGCTAGGGTTACCGAGCGGTTCATATGTTCGGACTTGCCTTGAGGGTTACAGCAATTTCGGCTTTGACGAGAGTATTCTTTTCAAAGCGCTGAACAACAGCAGGAGGGTTGCCCATGAAATCGGATAACGAAACAGGACTTCGCACCTGCCCCCGCTGTGGGGCGCAGTACGGCGGGGTTCCTGCTCTTTCGAGAAAGTACCCCAACACCTATATCTGCCCGGATTGCGGCACACGGGAGGCCTTAGAAAGCATAGGTGTTTCCGCTGACGAGCAGGAAAAGATTATCAGTATCATTCACAATAAAACACACAGTTCTGACCGCTGATATTTGTGTACTATATTATCCGAAAACTGCTTGATATAATGCGGCTTTAGAGTTAATATGTGTACAACAAAAAAACACGGAGGAAAAGATTATGTGGAAACAGGGCGCAATCGGAGTTAAGGACAGCAACGGCAGAATGGTTTCGGTAAGCTACTGGGTAAAGCATTACGAAGAGCCAAGCGAGGAATACGGAATCAGCGGCGGCAGGATTTCCAAACTGATGTTAAAGCAGAACGGCAGGGTCGTTTACAACTACGACCGGGGCAAGGACATTGAACCGCTGACCCCCGAAGCCGAAAAGGCGCTTGCGATACTGATACACGAATACAACTGAACACTTGTGAAAGCCGCCTGCGGGCGGTTTTTCTTGTTCTGGGGGTGATGATATAAGAAAGCTGAAAAAGTACAAGCCGACAAAATTTAAGCTGAAAACCTCGGTGTACGATAAAGCTGCCGCAGACTTTGCGGTTGCATTCATCGAGAGCCTATGCCACACCAAAGGCACATGGGCTGGAAAGCCGTTCGAACTAATCGACTGGCAGGAGCAGATAATCCGAGATTTGTTTGGGACGCTGAAGCCGAACGGCTACCGGCAGTTCAATACGGCGTACATTGAGATACCAAAGAAACAGGGCAAGTCCGAGCTTGCCGCGGCTGTTGCGTTGCTCCTTACCTGCGGCGATGGAGAGGAACGAGCCGAGGTTTACGGCTGTGCCGCTGACCGTCAGCAAGCAAGTATCGTTTTTGAGGTTGCCGCAGATATGGTACGAATGTGTCCTGCTCTTTCCAAGCGAGTGAAGATTTTAGCATCGCAGAAACGACTTATATACACACCAACGAACTCGTTCTATCAGGTGCTTTCGGCAGAAGCGTACAGCAAGCACGGCTTCAATATCCACGGCGTTGTTTTTGACGAGCTGCACACTCAACCGAACCGAAAGCTGTTTGATGTAATGACCAAAGGCTCAGGTGACGCAAGAATGCAGCCGCTGTATTTTCTAATCACCACAGCCGGAACTGACACGCACAGCATTTGCTACGAAACTCATCAGAAAGCCAAGGATATAATCGAGGGTCGGAAAATCGACCCTACTTTTTATCCCGTGATTTACGGCGCTGATGAATCCGATGACTGGACAAACCCGAAAGTGTGGAAGAAAGCAAATCCAAGCCTTGACATTACGGTCGGTATCGATAAAGTAAAAGCCGCCTGCGAATCGGCAAAGCAAAATCCGGGCGAGGAGAACGCATTTCGACAGCTTCGTCTGAACCAGTGGGTAAAACAGGCTGTTCGGTGGATGCCTATGGAGAAGTGGGACAAGTGCGCGTTTGCCGTTGATGAGGACGAACTGGAGGGTCGCGTCTGCTACGGCGGGCTTGACCTTTCAAGCACTACGGATATAACGGCATTCGTGCTTGTTTTTCCTCCTTTGGACGAGGAGGATAAGTACATCATTCTGCCGTACTTCTGGATTCCCGAGGATAATCTGACACTGCGTGTTAACCGTGACCATGTTCCGTATGATGTGTGGGAGCGCCAATGTTACCTCCAGACCACCGAGGGCAACGTGGTTCACTACGGTTTTATCGAGCAGTTTGTTGAACGGCTTGGTGAGCGGTTCAATATCCGAGAGATAGCTTTCGACCGCTGGGGCGCAGTGCAGATGGTTCAGAACCTTGAGGGCATGGGCTTCACGGTAGTTCCTTTCGGGCAGGGTTTCAAGGATATGTCCCCTCCGACAAAGGAACTGATGAAACTGGTGCTTGAACAGAAGATAGCACATGGCGGTCACCCGGTTCTGCGGTGGAATATGGACAATATCTACATTCGCACCGACCCTGCCGGGAACATCAAGGCTGATAAGGAAAAATCCACTGAAAAGATTGACGGAGCTGTGGCAACAATCATGGCTCTCGACCGGGCTATCCGCTGTGGGAATGACCACGGAGCGAGTGTGTATGATGAAAGAGGAATACTTTTTATCTGATGCGTATAATCTTATTGACAAAGTAGCATAATTGTGTTATAATATGACTACCAACATAGGAGGTGTTTTTTATGACAAATTCTATTTCAATAAGACCGTCAAAGGACATTCGCACTAATTACGCTCAGATTTCCGCACTTACAAGGGATAATCCGGTAGCAATTACGGTTAACGGCAAGGAGGATACTGTACTTCTTAGCCATGAGGATTATCAGCAGACCATGCACTATATTTCCGAGCTTGAAGAAAAACTCGCTCTGTATGCTCACCTTGCGCAAAGCATGGACGACATAAGGCTTGGAAGAGTCCACAGTGCTGATGATGTATTCAACGATTTATTAAACGACCTGGAGAACCTTGATGTATGAATTGCAGAGTAATATTCACTGATACGGCAGAAGCTGATCTTCGCGATATAGCCTTTTATATTGCAAAGCAGTCAAAGGATAAGAATATTGCGATCCGTTTTGTAAACAAGCTAAGAGAAAAATGCAAAAATCTCGAAATACTGCCGGAAAGCGGCTCGCTCCCCAAGGAAAGGGTTCTTGTGAGTAACGGATATCGTTTTCTCATTCATGATAATTACCTTATGTTTTATTATTATGTCAAGGAAGAAAACACGGTATACGTTAATGCGGTTTTCAACGCAAAGCGAGATTACACTCGCGTGATGAAAAAGTTTATATAACATAACAGAATAATTGTTAAGCATCTGTCAGCAATGGCAGGTGCTTTTCTTATGCCCAAAAACAGAAAGGACTGATAATATGGGTATTTTCAAGGGGCTATTTCGTTCACGGGACAAGCCTCAAAACCGAACTGCGGGTTCATCTTATGCCTTCTATATGGGCAGTTCGACCGCTGGAAAGAACGTCACCGAGCGCTCCGCAATGCAGATGACCGCCGTGTATTCCTGCGTTAGAGTACTGTCGGAAGCTGTGGCGGGACTACCGCTGCACGTCTATAAGTACCGTTCGGACGGCGGCAAAGAAAAAGCGTTCACTCACCCGCTTTACCGTCTGCTCCACGATGAACCGAACCCCGAAATGACCTCGTTTGTTTTCCGTGAAACGCTTATGACGCACCTGCTCCTCTGGGGCAACGCATACGCACAGGTTATCCGCAACGGAAAGGGCGAGGTTATTGCTCTGTACCCGCTTATGCCGAACCGAATGTCGGTTGATCGAGATTCAAGCGGAAATCTGTACTACAAATACTACCGTGGCTCAGATGAAGCAATCCGCAGCAAGGAATATGAGGTTATTCTCTCGTCGGGCGATGTCCTGCATATTCCCGGACTTGGCTTTGACGGACTTGTTGGCTACTCGCCGATTGCAATGGCGAAGAACGCTATCGGGCTTGCAATTGCAACTGAGGAGTTCGGAGCTAAGTTCTTTGCGAACGGCGCAGCGCCAAGCGGCGTCCTTGAACACCCCGGTACTATAAAGGACCCGTCAAAGGTTCGTGAAGCATGGCAGTCGCAGTTCGGCGGGAGTTCCAACAGCGGAAAGGTCGCAGTGCTTGAAGAGGGCATGAAATACACTCCCATCAGTATTTCGCCTGAACAGGCTCAGTTCCTTGAAACAAGAAAATTTCAAATAAACGAGATAGCTCGAATTTTCAGAGTGCCGCCGCATATGGTCGGTGACCTTGAAAAATCGAGCTTTTCTAATATTGAGCAGCAGTCGCTTGAATTCGTGAAATACACCCTCGAACCGTGGCTTGTGCGCTGGGAGCAAAGCATGATTCGTTCGCTCCTCACTCCAAGCGAGAAGCAGGAATATTTCATCAAATTCAATGTTGACGGACTGCTTCGCGGCGATTACGCAAGCCGCATGAGTGGGTACGCTACCGCAAGGCAGAACGGCTGGATGTCCGCAAACGACATTCGGGAGCTTGAGAACCTCGACCGTATTCCTGCCGAGGACGGCGGCGACCTTTATCTCATAAACGGCAATATGACAAAGCTGGCTGACGCAGGTATCTTTGCGGCAGGCAGCGGAAAGGAGGATTCCGATGAAGAAATTCTGGAAGTGGACGAACAAGATGATACAGAACGAAGAAACGCAGGAGCAGAACCCGGAGAGAACGCTGTTCCTCAACGGCACTATCGCAGATGAAAGCTGGTTTGACGATGACGTCACGCCGCAGCTTTTCAAGGAAGAACTGCTGTCCGGCAGCGGAGATATTACCGTCTGGATAAACTCGCCCGGCGGGGACTGCGTTGCGGCAGCGCAGATCTACAATATGCTGATGGACTACAAGGGAAACGTCACGGTGAAAATAGACGGCATAGCCGCAAGCGCCGCTTCGGTTATTGCAATGGCGGGAAACAAGGTGCTTATGTCCCCGGTTTCGATGCTGATGATACACAATCCCATGACGGTGGCAATGGGAGATACAGCGGAAATGCAGAAAGCAATCGAAATGCTGTCCGAGGTCAAGGAAAGCATTATGAACGCTTATGAAATCAAGACGGGAATGAGCCGTGCGAAAATCTCGCACCTCATGGACGCAGAAACATGGATGAACGCAAATAAGGCGGTAGAGCTCGGCTTTGCGGACGGAATACTTACCCGTGAAGAGCCGAGTGAAGCGCCTGCCGCTGATTCTCTGATGTATTCCGAAACGCAGGTGGTCAATTCGCTTATGGGCAGGATTGCAGAAAAGTGCAGAATTGCCCCGAAAACCGAACACAAAACAAAAGCCGAGGATTTATTTTCCCGGCTTGATTTAATCAGAAATTGGAGGTAACGAAAATGACAATTCTTGAACTGCGCGAAAAGCGCAATAAGGCATGGGAAGTCGCAAAGGCTTTCGTTGAAACCAAGCGCGACAAGGACGGGCTTCTGTCCGCAGAGGACGCCGCTTCTTATGCCGAAATGGAGCAGAAGATTAAGGACTACGGCGCTGAAATCGAGCGTATGGAGCAGATGGCGGCTATGGACGCACAGCTTTCCAAGCCTACATCAGCACCCCTCACCGCCAAGCCGCTGAACGGCGGCAAACCCAAGTCCGGCAGAGCAAGCGATGAGTACAAGACGGCAATGCTGAACGCTCTCCGCACGAATTTCAGACAGGTGTCCGATGTGCTTTCCGAGGGCATTGACGCAAACGGCGGTTACCTCGTTCCCGAGGAGTACGACAGCCGCCTTATCGACACGCTGACCGAGGAAAATATAATGCGAAAGCTGGGTCACACCATCACTACCAGCGGCGAACATAAAATCAACATTGCCGCGACAAAACCTGCCGCAGCGTGGATTGACGAGGGCGGTGCGCTGTCTTTCGGGGAAGCTACTTTTGCGCAGATTAACCTTGACGCGCACAAGCTGCACGTTGCGGTTAAAGTGACCGAGGAGCTTCTCTACGACAACGCTTTCGGGCTTGAAAGCTACATTATCGAGCAGTTCGGCAAGGCGCTTTCCAATGCGGAGGAGGACGCTTTCCTCAACGGCGATGGAGTCGGCAAGCCTCTCGGACTTTTCTCCGATAAGGGCGGCGGCGAGGTTGCTGTTACTGCGGCAAGCGCTACTGCTATAACCGCTGACGAGATAATCAACCTTGTGTACTCCCTCAAGCGCCCGTACCGCAAGAATGCAAAGTTCATAATGAACGACCAGACTATTGCGGCGCTCCGCAAGCTGAAAGACAACAACGGTGCATATCTCTGGCAGCCGTCCCTCCAGGCGGGCGAGGTTGACAGGCTGTTCGGCTATGAGGTCTACACCTCTCCGTATGTTCCTGCTATCGCCGCAGGAAAGCCTGTAATCGCGTTTGGCGATTTCAGCTACTACAATATCGGTGACCGTGGCACTCGTTCTTTTGCGGAACTCAAGGAGCTGTACGCAGGCAACGGCATGGTCGGTTTTGTCGCAAAGGAGCGCGTTGACGGTAAGCTGATTCTTCCCGAAGCCGTGCAGATTCTCAAAATGAAAGGTTCCGGTTCGTAATGAATGAACTGCTAACCAAAGTCAAGCAGAATCTCATACTGGAACACTCGGCGGACGATGAACTCATAAGCGGGTTCATCACCGCCGCTGTTTCCTATGCCGAAAGCTATCAGCATATCGGGCAGGGATATTACACGGATAATCCCATGCCACCGACTACAGAACAGGCGGTAATAATGCTGTCCTCGCATTTTTACGAATCGAGGGACGGCAGTACCGGCGGCTTTTTCGGGGACAATGTTCAAGCCGGAAAACAGGTGTGGGATACCGTAAATATGCTCCTGCGACTGGACAGGCGGTGGAAAGTATGAGTTTCGGAAAGATGAACACGCAGATACAGATAACGCAGAAACAGGTCACGCTTGATGACGAGGGCTTTCAGACTGAATGCGATGTTGTTTTAGCAACAGCCAGAGCCTATCGGGAGGGGCAGCACGGCAGTGAGAAATGGGCAAACCGAGCTGCTTTTTCCGAAGCTACCGACCTGTTCCGTTTTCGCACCATTCCGGGGGTGAAAATATCCACGGATATGCGCTTGTTCTGCGATGGCTCTGTATTTGAGATAACCTCTGTCGAAGATGTGAAAGGCAGAGGTATGTATATCGAGGTTCTGTGCAAGGAGGTGAAGCCAAGTGGCTAAGGCTGATGTTAAAATGCCCGATGAATTCCTTTCGAGGATTTCTCGGCTTGGAGCGCAGACCGATAGCATTGCCGAAAAGATGTTGCAGGCGGGCGGCGAGGTCGCTCTCGCAAAGGTTCGGAGCAATCTGAAATCCGTTGTAGGTTCGGGAACGAAAAGCCAATCCCGCTCTACTGGTGAACTTGAACGGTCGCTCGGTTTATCTCCCGTTATTGTCGACAAAAACGGAAATCATGACATCAAGGTGGGTTTCTCTGAACCTCGTTCCGATGGTTCAAGCAATGCTAAAATAGCGAATATCCTCGAGTACGGAACAAGCAGTCAGTCGGCAAAACCGTTTCTGAAACCTGCGAAATCCGCTGTGAAAAAGCAGTGCGTGGAGACCATGAAATCCGCATTTGAAAAGGAGGCCGAGGGGCTGTGAGTCTGCTTTCAGAACTCTCTGCGATAGCCAAAAAGCTGAAAATTCCTGCGCAGACTGCGGTGTATTCCGGTAACGCTCCAGATGAATACTTGGTGTTCACTCCGCTGTACGACAGCTTTGAACTTCACGCAGACAATGCGCCGACTGCCGATGTGCAGGAAGTGCGGATTTCTCTTTTCAGCAAAGGAAATTACACCCGCACTGTGAGCAGGCTTGTAAAGGCTTTGCTTAATGCAGATATTACCGTAACCGCCCGAAAGTATGTCGGTCACGAGGACGATACAGGCTATCATCATTACGCCGTTGATACGGCGAAAAATTATGAAATGGAGGAGATATAAATGGCAACAATAGGTCTTGACAAGCTGTTCTACGCTGAGATAACCGAAGATAGTGACGGAAACGAAACCTACGGAGTTCCCGCTTCGCTTGCAAAGGCGATTTCGGCTGACCTCTCCGTGGAGCTTGCGGAAGCAACGTTATATGCCGATGACGGCGCTTCTGAAATCGTCAAGGAGTTCAAGAGCGGTACGCTTTCACTTGGCGTTGACGATATAGGAAATGACGCGGCTTCGGTTCTGACAGGCGCTACCATTGACAGCAACAACGTGGTCATTTCCACCAGTGAGGACGGCGGCAAGCCCGTGGCTATCGGGTTCAGAGCGAAGAAGTCCAACGGCAAGTACCGTTATTTCTGGCTGTACAGAGTGAAGTTTGGTATTCCGTCAACCTCGCTTGCCACAAAGGGCGACAGTATAACGTTTTCCACGCCTACAATAGAGGGCACGGTTCTCCGCAGAAACAAGCCCGATGGCAACGGAAAGCACCCGTGGAAAGCGGAAGCCACCGAGGGCGAGAAGAACGTTCCTGACAGTGTAATCACGGGTTGGTACAAGTCTGTATATGAACCAACATTCACGGCAAAGCCTGCTGAAACAGGCAAGTAACGGAGGTATGAGCAATGACGAATGAACGCAGTTCTTTAATAACCATCGGTGGCGAGCAGTACGAGATGATCCTCACCACCAGAGCGACAAAGGCTATTTCTAACCGCTATGGCGGGCTGGATAACCTCGGCGATAAGCTGATGAAATCCGAAAATATGGAGATGGCTCTGGACGAGATAATCTGGCTGATAACGCTGCTTTGTAATCAGAGCATTGAGATACATAATCTCAGAAACAGCGATAAAAAGCAGCTTCTCACCGAGGAAACCGTGGAGCTTCTGACCTCTCCTGGCGAGCTTGCAGAGTACAAGGACGCTATCACCGAAGCTATGCTGAAAGGCACAAAGCGTAATGTAGAAAGTGAACACCGAGCCGGTGTGGCAGATACCTCAAAAAACGCAGTAACAGCCGGGTGAACGATGCAGAACTATTCACCCGGCTGTTCTATTACGGAACGGCGCAGCTGCACCTCGGTTCGGAAGAGGTGTGGCTTATGCCGTTTGGGTTTCTGCTGGATCTGTGGGAGTGTCATAAGCAGTTTATGGGGCTTGCTAAACCTAAGCGGGAAACAGATATTGACGAGATTGTACCGATGGGGTTTTGATTGGAAAAGTGGTTGAAAAAAGTGGAGTTGCGTGGTATAATGGTTTTATAAAGGCAGATAATCTGCCCGATAAATCGGAATTTAACGCACATCTAAAAAACGAGAATTCACAAAAACGTAGCCATAAAACGGTGATGAAAGGACGTATAACTTATGAGTAAAAAAGTATTTGTTTTGGTACACGA